TACGATTGTGCAAATGCAAGGCGAAATGATTAGCTTACCAGAAACCAAAGGTGCAAGAGTTGTAAAGTTTATTGAAAAGTTTTGCGTACACGGTGAGGGTGATTTTTTCGGTGAACCATTTAAATTAGATCAATGGCAACAGGCAATAATCTATGAAATGTATGAAATCAAAGATAATGGTGAAAGAAAATACAGGGAAGCGTTAATAGGATTACCAAAAGGAAATGGTAAAACAGCTTTAGCAGCAGCGATTGGATTGTACGAACTCTTAGGAAGTGGCGTTACAAGTCCGTTAGTGGCAGTTGCTGCTGCAAGTTATGAACAAGCAAACCTAGTGTTTGGAACTATGAAAACTATGTGTGAAGAAAGTATATTTTTACGAGATATGGTTGAAACGTTTGAAAATGAAATACAAGTAAAAAACGCACCGGGTAGAGCATTTAGAGTTGCAGCAAAAGCAGGAACAGCAGACGGTGGTAGAAACAGTTGTTTTATTGCTGATGAGATACACGAGTGGAATAACATTAACTTAGAACGTGTACATTATGTTTTATCAAACAATACAGCTAAACGTAAAGACGGATTAGTGCTAAATATTACAACAGCTGGACACGATTTAGATAGTATGGCAGGTCGTATGTATCAACGTGGATTATTAAAAGAAGCAGGTAAGCAAGATGATCCAGAGTTTTATTTTAAATGGATTGGTGCAGCAGAAGATGATAACCCAAGTGATGAAAGCATTTGGGAAAAAGTAAACCCGGCAATACCTAATGATTGGTGGCCAATAGAGAACCTTAGACGTAGGCATAAGTCATTACCAATAAACGAGTTTCAAAGATACCACCTTAACCAATGGACAAGAACAGAAGAAGAAAGCTGGATAGAAATAGAAAAATGGTTAGCGTGTCAAGATGAAGAATTAGAACTAGAACCGGGACTAGATACATTTGTTGGTGTAGATATGGCACTACGACACGATAGCGTTGCAATAGTGTATGGACAAAAAGACGATAACGAGATAATAAATATGCTTTCTAAGATATGGCTACCAAATGATGAAAACTTTATGGATTACCAAGAAATAGAAGCATTTATTGTTTCATTGATGAAAGACTACAAAGTTAAGGAAGTAGCATACGATCCAGCATTTTTTGAACGTTCAGCACAAGTATTGTTAGACCGTGGTGTACCTATGGTCAACTTCCCACAAACACATAGTCGTATGATACCGGCTTGTGGTAACGCTTATGATTTAATTGCAAACACAAAAGTAAGACACAATGGCGATCCAACGTTTACAGATCAAGTAATGAGTGCAGCACAACGAACTACTGATATGGGTTGGCGTTTATCAAAGGGTAGAAGTAAAAGAAAAATTGACGGTGCAATAGCTATGGTTCTAATGCTTGACAGAATAACTGCACCAGAACCGTTAGATGATGAACCAGAAGTTGCTATTATAAACCTATGAAAAACTATATAACAACACTAGCTGAAGTAATAGGTGCAGGACTTATAATTTATGGTGTATATACAATTAATGTATCACTTGCGTTTATAGTCGCTGGTGCATTTATGATATTAGGAAGTTATTTAACAATTAGATGAGTTTATTCAAAAGAGAGAACAGGGACGCAGCACTTGGAAACCTAGTTGATTTATTAGCGTTGCGTGAGGGTGGTCTGTACAACTATACAGGCGAAAAAGTAAATGAAATGTCTGCACTTGGCATATCAACTGTATTTAGTGCAATATCGTTAATCGCAGATAGTATTGCGTTACTTCCAGTAAAAACAGTTAGATATGAAAGTTCAAAAACTATCTTTACTGACAAACCAAAGTTTTTAGAAAAACCAAACCATAGTCTTGATCTATCAATGTTTTCATTGTTACATCAAATAATTACATCATTAGCTATGCACGGTAATAGTTTTGTACTTGTTGATAAAGACAGACAAGGCAGACCAATACAGCTTACACCAATACACCCAGAAAAAGTAAAAGTGGAAATGTCAGAGGGACAAAAGGTTTATATGCTACAAACCCAAAAAGGTGGTTACGATAGAAAAATAACACATCACAATATGTTACATTTTGTGTGGTATTGCTATCCCGGACAACTTATAGGCGTAAGTCCACTTCGCACCAATTCAAACACTTACGGCTTGGCGTTGGCTATGGAAAGACATATCGCACAGTTTTATGGACAAGGTGGTACACCAAGTTCTGTTTTAGAAACAGACAGGGATTTAACAGCTGAACAAGCAAATATATTAAAAGAAACTTGGATTAATAACCATAACAGAAATAGAAAACCAGCAGTATTAACTGGTGGCTTAAAATGGAAAGCTATATCAGACGCAGCAGGTAATGAACTTATTGCTGCAAGAGATCAGATTGTTCACGAAATAGCAAGAGTATTTAGAATACCAGCACATTTGCTTTTATCTAAAGACGGTTCAAACGTATATTCAAATATTGAAAGTAATGGACTTGCATTTATTAGACATACCTTATTGCCGTGGATTAGAAGAATAGAGGACGGATTTAGTACATTATTACCGGGTAAACAATTTGTTAAGCTAGACACAGATGAATATAGCCGTGGCGACCAACTAAGTAGGGTAAGGTCATTTCAAGTAGCTGTTAGTTCTGGAATAATGACACCAAACGAAGCTAGGGCAAAAATGGATTTAGAACCTTATGAGGGTGGCGACAAGTTCTATATTGGTTTACAAGGTGCATTGGTAGATCCAACACTTGAACCACAAGGTATAGACGAACACGATCCAACAAACGAATTACCAAATGATTAGTGAAGCAAAAGCATTAAACGACACAACACCAGTAAAACTTATTGATAGTGTAAATTTTGAACAAGAAGTATATTTACACAATGAACACGGTTCTGCTGTTTATATAGGTGGTTCTGATGTAACAACAGGAACAGGTTATGAACTAGCCAATAATGAAAACGTAACAATGAAGATACCACAAGACAATGAATTGTACGGTATTACTGGAAGTGGTACAGGTAATTTACACGTAGTAAGGCCAGACTAATGCCATACGAAATACAAATGGACAATGAAGATTGTCAAGGACACGCAGTAGTCAAACTTGATGACGGCAGGATTATGGGTTGCCACGAAACACACGAAGAAGCAGAAAAACAATTACAAGCAATATTGATTAACGAAGCTAAACAAAAAGAAGAAAACAATTTAGATCAAGATACAGAATTACGACAAGTTGATAGAACACCACCTAAATTTATGCAAGAGAACGCACAACGTGGTTTAGACAATCTTAATAAGGCAGGGGACGGTTTAGTTGAAGAAACAGTTAGACAAGCACGTATTATGGCAAAAGGTGAACAACTTAGCATAGACAAGATTGTAAAAATAGCAGCTTGGCACAAAAGACATCTTAGCGATTTAGATAGAGAAGCTAGTAGTCCAAACGATCCAGATACTTGGCGTGCAAGTGATGTAGCATTTTTACTATGGGGTTCTAATCCGTGGACTAATCCAATGCAAGCAGCAGATTGGGCAGACAGAAAGATTGCACAACTTGTTAGTGAGGGTGAACTAGAACCACGTAATGATCCAAGCACACCAGCACCAAAAAGCGACCAAATAAAAGGAAGTAAGAAAAATCCTAAAGGTTCTGCAAGTGGTAAATCTGGTGGTATATCTTTTAGCGAAAGTACAGAAAAAGCTATTAGGGGACGTATTGAAAAACATAATGAAGAAGTTGAGGGTAAGGCAAGTTGGCGTAGGTTACGTATGGGAACTGCAAAAGCAGTTGTTAGACGTGGATTTGGTGCATACTCAACAAGTCATAGACCGGGTGTTAGTCGTCAAGCGTGGGGACTAGCAAGGTTACGTGCATTTAGTTATTTACTAAAGAACGATAGACCACAAAACCCAGCGTATAGATCAGACAACGATTTATTACCAAAAGAACACCCACGTTATAGTGCAAAGGAAGAAAAAATGAGCAATCAGCATATTGAAGTGTTTGATAGACCAGTTGCTATATCACAAACACTAGAAACACAAAAACGCAACACTATTCTTAAAGAAATGGATAAGCAAACTGAAAATAGAAGTTTTACATTTAGTGCAGTAGAAGAACGCAAAAGCAACGATAATGATACATTGTTGTTTACAGGTTATGCGTCAGTATTTGACAAACCGTATGGCGTAAGAGATAGTCGTGGACAATATAACGAAACAATTAAACCCGGTGCATTTAAGAAAACATTAAAAGAACAAGATGACGTTAGATTTTTAGTTAATCACGACGGTATTCCATTGGCAAGAACTTCATCAGGTACATTACAACTAGAAGAAGATGATTATGGTTTATTTGTACGTGCTGAACTAGATCCAAGCAACCCAACAGTTGCAGAAGTATCAAGTGCTATGAAACGTGGTGATTTAAACGAAATGTCTTTTGCATTTGCAGCAATCAAAGATAATTTTGACCAAAACGGTGAAAACAGAGAAGTAAACGAAGCAAGACTATTTGATGTATCAGTAGTAACTTACCCGGCTAATCCGTGGGCAGGTGCAAAACTTCGTGGCGTAGATATAGAGAACTTGCACAAAGAATTAGTTGAAGCAAGAAGTGGCGAAAAAGCTACAGAGATTTTAGAAAGTTTTATTAACCAAGTCGCAGAAAGTGATGACGTTGATAAAAAGCGAAGCAATCCTAAAGTGGATTTATTAAAACTGAAACTTGAAAGGGACGGTATTCGCTAAAAGACGTATAGCCGTGGTTATAGCCGTGTATCACACTTAACTACCACACTCTACGCAGAAGTATAAGAAAAAACATACAAGGAAATTAAATTGAAAAAATTAATTGAAGCTAGAGAAGCTAAAGTAGCTGAACTTGACGGTCTTGTTGCTGAACTTGATGAAATGGAAGCTGGTGAAGAATTTGATAGCAAATTTGCTAGATCAAACGAACTACACGCTGAAATCAAAGAGATGAACGAAAAGATTGAAGAAGCAAGAGAAGCTGCTGAAACTTTAAAAGCAGTAAAAGAAAGCAGAAATGCTCTTGGTGTTGAGGACGAGGACTTAGGCGATAAAGAAGCTGTTGTAGAAGTGAACGAGCCAGATATGTATAGAAAGGGTGGCGACCACTCTTTTATATCAGACGCTTGGGCAGCTAGAAGTGGCGACTTTAAAGCACAAGAAAGACTTAACAAGCACCAAGATTTTGAAGCCAGAGATGTTGGAACAGGTGCTTTTACAGGATTAGTTGTACCTCAATACTTAGTTGATGAGTACGCACCAATCGCAAGAGCAGGTTCACCATTTTATAATGCTGTACCTAAAAAGGACTTACCAGCATTTGGTAACAAAATTGAAATATCCAGAATAACAACTGGATCAGCAGCAGCAGAACAAGCAAGTGAAAACTCAGCTGTTCAAGAAACAAATATGGACGACACCTTATTAACAGTTAATGTTGATACTATTGCAGGTCAGCAAGACGTTTCAAGACAAGCTCTTGAAAGAGGTGGACAACCGGGTTTCTCATTGGAAAACATTATTTTCCAAGACTTAGTTGCAGCTTATTACACAAAATTAGATAACCTTATGATTAACGGTTCTGGATCTTCAGGACAACCATTAGGTATATCACAAGTATCTGGAATTAATCAAACAACCTATACAGACGCAAGTCCAACAGTTGCTGAATTATATCCAAAACTTGCAGACGCAGTACAGGAAATCAATTCAAATAGATTTGCACCAGCTACTGCAATCCTTATGCACCCAAGACGTTGGGGTTTCTTAACAGCAGGTGTGGACAGTTCAAACCGTCCATTAGTATTACCAGCTGGTAACAACCCAGACAACGCAGCAGGTGTTGGGGACGCAGCAGCTTATGGTCAAGTTGTAGGCAGTGTTCTAGGATTACCAGTAATCACAGACGCTAACATTAGAACTGATCTAGGTGCTGGTACTGAAGACGCTATTTATATAGCAAAAGTTGATGATCACATTATGTTTGAAGATAATTTGTTCCAACTTAAATTTGAAGAAACAAACGCAGGATCACTTACAACCAAAATGGTTGTTTATGGTTACGTTGCTTTTGCTTCTGGAAGATATCCAAAAGGTATATCAGAAATCGTAGGTACAGGACTTATTGCACCTACCTTTTAATTAAATTATGGTTTTGGTGTGTTGGGCAACTAACACACCAGACCATTTAGGAAAGTATTATGGCAAATAAAGAATTAATAGAAGCATTAAAAAAAGAATTAAAGCATTACGAAGTCTATGGAAAGGCAGATCGTGCTGAACAAGTTAAAAAAGCAATTAAAGCAGCTGGTGGTAAAGTTGAAACAAAAACTGCAAAACCTAAAGCTGAAAAAAAAGTAGAGAAAAAGAAGTAATTATGCCAAAAGGTATCGGTTACGGAAAAAAGAAAATGAAAGGTGGCAAAGGTAAAGGCCGAAAGAAAGGTAGATAATATCTTATGGCAATTACTAATGGCTACTGTACACAGAACGAATTAAAGACGTTTGTTGGCATACCTACAAGCGATACAGCAGATGATACGCTAATTGATGACGCAGTAAATGCAGCTAGTCGTCAAATAGACGCTTTTTGTGGCAGATACTTTTATGCAGACGGTTCAGCGTCAGCACGTAAGTTTTTCACCAATGATCTATACAGACTTCGTGTAGATGATATTTCAACAACTACCGGCTTAGTAGTTAAATATGATGATGATGATGACGGTACTTACGAAACAACTGTTGCAAGTTCAGATTATCAAGTATTACCAATCAACGGCATAGTTGGTGGTATTACAGGAAACCCATTTTATATAGTAGAGCTAATTTCAGACGGCAACCACGAGTGGCCACTAGATTTTTCAAGTAATAGACCACGTGCAGAAATTACTGCGAATTGGGGTTATGCAAGTGTTCCAGAACAAATTAAACAAGCTACA